AAACTCGTATGGGTTTATCATTGGGTAAAACACAAGAGCAACAAATTCAAGGTGCAAAAGCTTACATTGAAGAATTAGACAGATTAGCAATGTTGACCGGAACAAATCGTAAGGAGCAAGAAGAAGCACGTGAAGCAATGCTTAAGATTGAAGATTTACGTGCGGCACAGTTTGAAGCTGAACAACGAGGTGATACTAAACGTGCGGAAGAACTAGAAAGATATGCCAAGGCAGCGGCTGCTATTTACAAATTTGATCCACGTGGTGCAAAAGGATTATCTGAATTTGCGGCAGCCGGTGGCCCTACTGGAGCTGACTCATCTGCGGCAATGCTTACTTATGGTAAAGGCATTAATGCTATTAAACAAGGTAAGAGCACTGAAGAAATTATGATGGCAATGTCTGAAAGTGCTAAGGCAATGCTTAAAACCACAAGTACTACAAGACGTATTGGTGGTGATGTAAGTGGATTGTTATCTGGTAAGTTTCCTGAAATGGTTGATTTTGTTAAATCAATGGATGCAGCCAGAGAATTAGTAGGTCAAGGTAAAGCCGCTAATATAAATGAAGCTTTGGATAAGATACAAAGAGATAAAGAAGCTGGGTTAGATAAAGATACTAAAAATAATGTTGAAGCAGGAAGAAAACAACAAGCTGCCGCAATGACAATGGACAGTGTTGTTAAAACGTTTAATATATCTGCTAAAATTAACAATGAAGCAAGTGAGTTATTTAAAAACGCAGTTGATAAGTTTGCCAACACAGTTAATGCTAGACCAGTAGTTGGTGGAACCCCTCAAACCAGTGGCGGTCCACAGGGTGCTCCTAACCAAAATACATCGGTACCATCTACACAACAAGCGGCTCAAAATCGTATAAACACACAGCAAGCAGTTGAATCAACACAGGCAGCAAGAGAAAAATTAGAAAAAGAAAAAGGACGCGGAGCGGACGAAACAAAAGAAGCACGTATTGCTGAAATGAGAGCACGTGAAGCAGCCGAACGTGCTAGGAGAGAAGAAGAAACAGCTAACCGTAATAAAGCACGTGGGATAACACCAAAGGCGGGTACATCACCTACGGGTGCCAAAGAGAAACATTCGGCCGCATCATTGAAAGCAATGGGATTACCTTTGAAAGAGGGAGATGTACACGCTGACGGTAAAGAACTTGATACAAAATTAATTGAGATAGCAAAGAAAGCAAAAGATACTATACCCGGATTCAGTACTATTACAGCATTCAATGATAATTTTCATAACGAACCAGGAAGAAGAAAAAGCTTACACACAGAAGGTAAAGCATTTGATTTTAAATTAAACTATAAGCCAACTGTTGAACAAGGCAAAGAAGTTACTAAAATGCTCAAAGATATGGGTGCAGGATATGTACTTGATGAATATAATTTCCCAAGTCCTGGCTCTACTGGTGGGCATTTTCACGCACAGTTAGCACAAGACGGTGGTGAATTTTCCGGACCTAGCTCAGGTTATCCAGTAATGTTACATGGTAAAGAGACCGTTCTTAATAAAATACAAGGTGATAAATTAAAACAAAAATTAGAACAGGTTGAAAAGAAACCGGTAGAATCTGCTATGCCTGGATTGGGACCCACAAGCTCGAATAATACTGGTACTTCTAATACAGAAGTAGTAGCAATGCTTAAACAATTCACTAATACAATGGAAGATAAAATGGATAATATGATTGGTGTGTTGAGTGATGGCAATGATATTTCAGGTAGAATATTAACCTATTCAATGGCTTAACGCTAAATAGTGTATAGACATATATTATGACATACAAAAAACACTTCACCAGAGTTAATCAATCTGGACAAATGAGCCCGTTAGGTGGCGGTAGCGTTACTGGAGCTTGGAATGGCCCCGGTAGTTCAACCACTAGCAACTACAGTAATCAAGATTTTGGTTATAAAAACTATGGTAGTCGATTACCGGAAGTATATACAGGTCACCCAAATCGTATTGAACGTTATAATCAATATGAGATGATGGACGTTGATGCTGAGATTAATGCTTGTTTAGATATTATTTCAGAATTCAGTACACAAAAGAACGAACACAATAAGACACCATTCAGTTTAGAATATCGTGAAGAGCCTACTCCACACGAAGTAGATTTACTAAAAACTCAACTACAACAATGGTGTAAGTTGAATGAAATGGAAACACGTATCTTTAAAATATTTAGAAATTGTTTAAAGTACGGGGATCAAGTTTTTGTTCGTGACCCAGAAAACTTTAAGTTATACTGGGTTGATATGACCAAAGTTATTAAAGTTATTGTTAATGAAAGCGAAGGTAAAAAACCTGAGCAGTATGTTATCAAAGACTTAAACATTAACTTAGAAAATCTAGTCGTAGCACAAAAAACAAATACAGACTTTGCCGCTAACCCTGCAACTGGCTTAGGTGGCACGGGTGGCGGTGGAACTGGTGGAGGCGGTGGTTATACTGTTCCAAGTATGCCATATAACACAACTGGTTCAAGATTCAGTTTAGGCTTTAATGAAGCCGCAATCGATTCTAAACACGTTGTTCACTTAAGCTTAACAGAAGGTTTGGATCGCTTTTGGCCATTTGGTCAAAGTATTTTAGAGAACATCTTTAAAGTTTATAAACAAAAAGAATTACTAGAAGACGCGGTTCTTATCTATCGTGTACAACGAGCACCAGAGCGTAGAGTGTTTAAGATTGACGTTGGTAATATGCCAAGTCATATGGCTATGGCATTCGTTGAACGTATTAAGAATGAAATTCATCAAAGACGTATCCCAAGCACACACGGTGGTGGTAGTATGGTTGATGCTACATATAATCCATTATCAATGAACGAAGATTATTTCTTCCCAGTTACTGCTGATGGTCGTGGATCAAGCGTTGATTTATTACCCGGCGGTCAGAATTTGGGTGAGATTGATGACTTGCGTTATTTTAATAATAGATTAGCACGTGGCTTACGTGTACCAAGTTCATATTTACCTACTGGCCCAGACGATAACGTTACTCCTATGAGCGATGGTCGTGTTGGTACAGCTATGATTCAAGAGTTCCGTTTCAATCAATATTGCGAACGATTACAAAACTATATGGTTAGAAAGCTTGATGAAGAATTCAAGTTGTTCTTACGTTGGAGAGGACTGAATATTGATAGTGGATTGTTTAACTTAACGTTTAATCCTCCACAAAACTTTGCGGCTTATCGTCAAAGTGAATTAGATACAGCACGTATGGGTTCATTTACAGCAGTTGAAGCTTATCCGTACATCAGTAAACGTTTTGCTATGGAACGTTTCTTAGGACTAACTGAAGAAGAAATTGCTAAAAACGAAAAAATGTGGCGTGAAGAAAACGATAAAGAACTTGATATTGAACCACAAGGTAGCGATTTGCGAGGTATTGGTGTATCAGTTGGTGATATTGAGACTGATATGCAAGCCGGTGAAGATGCTACTGCCGCAGAAGAAATGCCAATGGATCCTTCATTAGATGCCGCAGGTCAAGTTCCACAGCCAGGAGAAGCTCAGCCAGGACAGAATATGCCAGCGCCAGGTGGCACGGGAATGTAATTTAGATAAATAACTGTATGAAATTATTTGAAATGTTTGATCCAGCAGTAGCAGGTTATCAAGACGTAGGTGCTGATAACAGTAAGCCAAAGTGGAGAGAAAGCCGTAAGACCAAACTTACATTGAAACAAATTCGCAAATTACGTAAGATGAATGATGTACGTAATTATGAAAAGGTCAATTATCTTAAAAAGATACATCAACAATATGCACCCAAAACAGAAGGTGCACCGACTATATAATGAGTAGTTTAATCAAAAACGTAAAAAAATAGCACTTATTGTGCTATTTTTTTTGATACCCACTAAATAACTCTACAAAGCCATTTACATTCAGGAGACAAACAATGGACAACAAAAAATTTGAACAACTTATTGATTTGATTATCAATGAGAACGAAGAACAAGCACGTGCATTATTTCACGATATCGTGGTTGAGAAAAGCCGCCAGATCTATGAAGAAATGATGGATGATGAAATGGGCGAAGGCGGAATGGGTGGCCAAGTTGGTGATCTAATCCGTGAAATCGATGTTGAAGAACAAGGCATGGCTGAAGCTGAAGATGATGACCTAGAGTTTGATTCTGATGAAGATGAAGTAATTGACATTGAAGCCGGCGAAGATGAAGAAGGTGGCGAAGAAGGTCTAGAAGACCGTGTTGTTGACCTAGAAGATAAATTAGACCAGTTAATGGCCGAGTTTGAAGAAATTATGGGTGCCGACGATTCAGAAGTCGACGGTGATGAAAGTGATGCTGAGTTTGATGACGAAGCAGAAGAAGCCGGCAAAGACTTTACAAAAGATTTAGAAGATGGTAATGATGAAGATCCTATGATGGAAGCTATTACATTGAAGAAAGTTTCTGTAACTCACGGTGACAACGGTGTTCAAAATAAGAGCACAGTAGACGCTAACAGTGGTCAAGCTGGAATGGACAGTAGACCAGTTAAGTTCAGTGGTGCTAGTGAATCAGTTCCAACAGGACCAAAAGGACCAAGCAATGCATATTCTAAAGGTGAATCATCTGTAAAAGATGCTAACAAGTGGAAAAATGCACCAGCACAAAACAATGCAGACTTAACAGCCGCACCTAAGCCAGTCACTAAAGACGAAGCAGGTAAAGTTCGTAGTCCAGTAGCAGAATCACGTAACTCTACAAAGCGTAGAGTTTAATAGGAATCTGAGAGAAAATGGCTTATCTTAAAGAGCACTTGACATTTGACCGCGCAGGTATGGTGGTTGAGTCTGTCAGTGAAGGTGACAAGAAGAACCTTTATATGAAGGGCATCTTCATTCAGGGCGGGGTAAAGAACGCAAATGAGCGTGTTTATCCCGTTGCTGAGATTGAAGTCGCTGTACAAACTCTAAATGAGCAAATTACAAGTGGTTACTCAGTATTAGGTGAAGTAGATCACCCAGACGATTTAAAGATTAACTTAGACCGTGTATCACATATGATAACAAGTATGTGGATGGACGGAGCTAATGGATTCGGCAAATTAAAGATTTTACCAACTCCAATGGGTGAATTAGTTAAAACTATGTTGGAGAGTGGTGTGAAACTCGGCGTATCAAGTCGTGGCAGCGGTAACGTTGACGATATGAACGGCAAAGTTAGTGACTTTGAAATAGTCACTGTGGATATTGTTGCACAACCTAGCGCACCAAATGCGTATCCTAAAGCAATTTATGAAGGCATGATGAATATGAAGCATGGTCATAAATTGTTGGATATTGCAAAGGACGCAAGAGGCGACAAGAAAGTAGAGAAGTACTTGAAAGAGGAAGTAATGCGCCTTATCAAGGATCTCAAAATTAACAAAGGGGAATAAGCATGTTTGATGCTATCAAGCCATTACTTGACAGTGGACTTATCAATGAAGATGTAGGGGCTCAGTTAAATGAGGCCTGGGAATCTAAATTGAATGAGGCTCGCCAGCAAGTCCGTGCAGAATTACACGAAGAATTCGCACAACGTTATGAACATGACAGAAGCGTAATGGTAGAAGCCCTTGACAAGATGGTTACAGAAAGCCTATCAGAAGAAATTGAAGAATTTCACTCTGAGAAGCAAGCAATGAACGAAGACCGTGTGAAAGCACAAATGAAACTACGTGAATCAGCAACAAAATTCAATGACTTTATGGTTACTAAACTAGCCGAAGAAATCAAAGAACTACGTTCAGATCGTATTATCGCTAAAGAAAGTCAACAAAAGCTAGAACAATTTATTGTTCACGCACTAGCCCGTGAAATCAAAGAGTTCTCTCAAGATAAACAGGCAGTTGTTGAAGCTAAGGTTAAGTTAGTTGCTGAAGGTCGTAAACAATTAGAAGCATTGAAGGCACGTTTTGTGACCGAATCTGCTAAGAAATTGTCTATCGCTGTAGCAGGACAGTTAAAGGGTGAACTAGGCCAGTTGAAAGAAGATATTAAAGTTGCAAAAGAAAACAGCTTTGGTCGTCGTATTTTCGAAAGCTTTGCAGGTGAATTCTCAGTTACTCATTTAAATGACAAAGCTGAGACAAGAAAACTAATGCAAAAATTAGAAGATAAAGATCGTCAATTAGCAGAATCCATTACACAAATCAACAACAGTAAAAAGTTAGTTGAATCAAAAGAACGTGAAGTTCGCATTATTAAAGAGTCTAACCTTCGTGAGAAGATGATGA